ATCGATTTCAATTCATCGGCCAGTCTCTCGGGTCGGCTGCAGGAACTCATGGACCGCTCGCTTGAATCCGAGCGTGATGCCACACCGGCGCGTGAGTACCTCGGCGCATCACGTCTGGGCGCAGCCTGTGAGCGCCAGTTGCAATACGAGTACGCCAAAGCACCGGTCGATCACGGCAAGGGTTTCTCGGGTCGCCTGCTTCGTATCTTCGAGCGCGGTCATCGCACTGAAGAGATGGTGATCCGCTGGCTGCGCATGGCGGGCTTTGTTCTGAAGACCGAAGATGCCACCGGCCATCAGTTCGGCTTCTCGGTCGCCGGTGGTCGTCTGCGCGGTCATATCGACGGCGTGCTGATCGCTGGACCCGAGGGCTTTGCCTATCCAGCCCTTTGGGAATCAAAGTGCCTCGGTGCCAAATCCTGGCGTGACGTCGAGAAACACAAGCTGGCGGTCTCCAAACCCATCTATGCCGCGCAGATCGGGCTGTACCAAAGCTATCTGGAGTTGCACGAGCATCCGGCGCTCTTCACGGCAGTCAACGCCGACACCATGGAGATCTACGCCGAGCTGATTCCGTTCGACGCCTCTCTGGCCCAGCGCATGTCGGACCGGGGTGCGCGTGTCATCACCGCCACCGAAGCGGGCGATTTACTGCCGCGCTCGTTTACCGATCCCACCCATTTCGAATGCAAGTTCTGCCAGTGGGCAGATCGTTGCTGGAGGACTACCCCATGAAACCCATAACGCTCCAACCCACCGTGGTGAGGGAACCCTTTGTCGATGCCGGCGAAGCAGCTTTCACCATGAATCTGCCGATGTACTACCTGACCAATGCGCGCCAACGAGCGAAGCTGCGCATCCCGCACTACCGGATCGGCCGCATGCTGCGATTCAAGCTCTCGGAACTCAGTGCTTGGCAGCAAATGAAATCCTCGATCGATGGAGGATCGGTATGAGCGATTACAGACTAAAGGTCACGATCCGCAATGCACGTTTGTTGCGTGCGATTGAGGCCGCCGGGTACCGCCCGGGCTTGAGTTTTGCAGCAGTTGTCGGCATAGAGTACGGCCGGGATCTATTGCCCTATTTGAACCTCACACGCTCGCCGCTGGGTCCAGACGGTTTGCTGCGTGACAGTGCTTGGGCGCTATGTGATTACCTTGGCGCCTCACCCAACGAGCTCTGGTCAGATGAGCAGTTGACCCCGCTTGCCAGCAATGCCTTCCACAAGGACCTGTCCTATGACCAGGTCAAGGCCCTGTCTTCTACGCCACACGATGCTGACTTTGATCCGCAGGTGTTGGCAGGAAAGAGCCAAGCGGCTCGCCTGCTTCTGGAGTCCCTTGGCACGCTGACGCCCAAGGAGGCTCGGGTCATTCACGAACGCTTCGGGATCGGAACATGCGAGTCGACTTTGGAAGAAGTGGCGTCTCGCCTGGACGTGAGCCGCGAGAGGGTTCGCGAAATCGAGTCGAAGGCGCTGTACAAGTTGCGCAAATCATCGCGCGGCTTGGCTGCAGTCGCTCAGGCGTTTGACATTGCAGTGCCGGCCGCTGCGCGATCTCGCGCCATCACCACATGCCAGCGCCCTGCAAGGAGCCAGCCATGAACCGGGAACAGCGCCGTCAGCGTGAGCGCGCGACCCGTCTGCTGCGTGCCGACATCGCCAAGAACGGAATAGAGAAATATCTCAATAAGCTGTTTGGCGCTGGCAGCTGGGAATACGACGCAGAAGAAAACCTGTGGATCACCCCTGATAAGAAGTATTTCGGCCCTGGGCGCGAATACTACTGCGTGCGCGCAGATGGCACTTGGTTTAAAGCCCGCATGGGCGCGGAGCATGCCCAATGAGCGAGCCCAGCGCCACGCCAATTGAGAAGGCCGTGCATCCGTTCTTCGACTTCAACGACGCGCCAGCTGTAACCAAACCTGAGCTCGATCGTGAGCAATTGCGCGCCAAATTGCTCGATCGACTTGAATCGGTGCTGATGCACCTGTTTCCGGCCGGCCAGATCAAGGGTGATAAGTTCTACGTTGGCGACATTCACGGCGCACCGGGCAAGAGCCTGGTGGTTGAGTTAAAGGGCGCCAAACGTGGTCTGTGGAAGGACTTCGCCGGTGACGATGGTGGCGACATTCTTGACCTTTGGGCCATGGCCAAAGGCCTGTCCGCAAGGGTTGATTTTTTGCAGGTCATGCAAGACATCAGCCAGTGGCTTGGCGTGGCGCCAAACATTGTGCCTACTTGCGCCGGCTCGACTGTGCCCAATCCACGCGCTCCTCATGTCGATGAGTTGGGGCCACCTACAGCCAAATGGGACTACTGCAACGCCCAGGGCGAATTGATCGCCTGCGTCTATCGCTACGACCCAGCCTCGGGCAAGGAGTTTCGGCCTTGGGATGTTCGCACCCGGATGTGGCGCGCACCCGATCCCAGGCCGCTATACAACCTGCCGGCAGTCGCCGCCGCCAGGACGGTCGTTCTGGTCGAGGGTGAGAAGTGTGCCGACGCACTGATCGGCATTGGCGTTATCGCCACCACCGCCATGAACGGCGCCAAAGCCCCAATCAACAAGACCGACTGGGCGCTACTCAAGGGCAAGCACGTGGTGATCTGGCCCGATCGTGATGCGCCAGGCTGGGACTATGCAGAAAACGCCGCCCGTGCGTGTGCGCAGGCCGCCTGTGCTTCTGTGGTGATCTTGGTGCCGCCCGACGACAAACCAGAAAAGTGGGACTGCGCCGATGGTGTTGAGGAGGGCTTTGACTGCTTGTCCTTCATTGCAGGTGGTGAGCGCCAGACCGTCAAAGCACCGGACCCCGTACTGCCCAGCTTCTCACTGGGCCAACTGCTTGACGACGATTCACCGATGCCCCCAGACATCATCGAGCCCAAGATTCTGACACCGGGCAGCCTGATGGTCTTTGGCGGCGCACCCAAAGTCGGCAAGAGCGACCTCCTGCTGGCCTTGCTCGCCCACATGGCCGCCGGGGCCACTTTCTTGGGAATGCGTCCAGCGCGTCCACTTCGCATCTTCTACCTGCAAGCCGAGGTGCAGTACTACTACCTGCGCGAACGCGTCAAAGCGATCAAGTTGCCCGCGCACCGGATCAAGGATGCCAGAGACAACCTGATTTCAACACCACAGGTGCATCTGATTCTTAATGAAAGCGGTGTGGCTCAAGCGATTGCAGCCATCAGAGAAGCGTTTCCCCAGGAGCCTGCCGACATCATTGCCATCGATCCACTGCGCAATGTATTCGACGGCGGTGAAGGCTCCAACGGAGAAAACGACAACGCCGCCATGCTGTACTTTCTACAGCAACGCATTGAGCGAATTCTGAACGCTGTCAATCCAAAGGGTGGGGTGATTCTGGTGCATCACACCAGGAAGATGGGCAAGAAGCAGTTCGAAGAGGACCCGTTTCAGGCCTTCGCTGGCGCCGGCAGTCTGCGTGGCTTTTACTCATCTGGCCTGGTACTGCATCGCCCGGACGAGTCAAGCAGCATTCGTCAACTGATATTTGAGCTGCGCAATGGGCCGGCCATCCCCACAAAGCATGTTGACAAAATCAAGGGCGAGTGGCGCGAGGTGAACTCCAACCAGCGGCTGGTCTTGCAGGACCATGGTGCAAAACTGGACGCCGAACGCCGGCGCAAGCACGACGCCATTGTGCAAATCCTGTTTGACGAAGCCGCAAACGGGCGCTGCTACACGGCCAATCAGTTTGCTGACAGCTTTGAGGGTAAGGCCGGCCTGGGCGCCAATCGAACCATCAACGAGCGCGTGGCCGTGCTGGCCAGCCAAGGCTACGTCAAATTCTGCAAAGAACATGAGCCCTACGGCTTGCCCTCTTTTGGGCGCAGCAAGTTTGGCTACCTGTGCGTCGAGGACATGCTTCTGACACGGGCCATTGGAGAGCCCGATGAGCTGACCGGTGAGGTTAGTACAGACTCACTTCGGGTCTATCCGACCCACTACAAGTGCCCCCAAACCGGCGCATTGCTGCCGGTCGAAAACCCCGATATCTGGATATATCAAGAGGAATTGTCATGAAAATTACCGTCAAAAATCGTCCGCAATCTGGACTTTTTTTCCGCAATCTGGAGCCAGATTGCTGCAATCTGCAATCTGGCCGCAATCTTAACTCGTTGATTTATAAGGATTTGTTCCAAAAATCCAGATTGCGGACGTCAGATTGCGGCGAGTCTCCGCAATCTGGAAAACCCCCTAATAAATCAACAACTTACGAGCAATTCCAGATTGCATGCGGACCCCTCTCCCTACGGGAGAGAGAGGCTAACCCCGCTTACGCGGGTTTGCCTCTCCAAGATACCGTAGGTTTGGTTGGGCAAGGAGGTGCGGTATGAAGACGACCATCCTGGCGCTGGACTTGGGCACAACCACTGGTTGGGCACTGCAACCAAGCGAAGGCCAAACCGCCCACGGCTTTGTCAGCTTCAAGACCCAGCGCTTTGAAGGCGGCGGTATGCGCTACCTCAGGTTCAAGCGCTGGCTCACCGAGATGAAAGCATTGGCAGGCGATGTCCACGCCGTGTACTTCGAAGAAATACGCCGTCACGCCGGCGTCGATGCCGCCCACGTTTACGGTGGCCTGATGGCCACGCTGACCACATGGTGCGAGCACCACAACATCCCGTACCAGGG